TATTTAAACACTACCGCAGCAAGAGACAATGAACTAAACAGAAGTCCACAAGCATTCAATACAACAACTTTTCAATTAGGCTCTATTGCTAATGCCCATACAAACGGTAGCACTGACAAATATATTGCCTACTGTTTCGCAGACATTGCAGGTTATCAGAAGATAGGGAGTTATACAGGTTCAAATTCAAGTAGTAAAGTTGTTACTACAGGATTTCAACCAAGATTCTTATTAATTAAAAGTACTACAAGTAATGGTAATTATTGGAATATGTTTGATAGTGCGAGAACCACAGCACCTAATGGGAAGGGTCGGCTTTATGCAAATGGTATTTTTGCAGAAGATGGAACTTTAGATATTATTTTTGATTCAACTTCATTTGAAATATTAACTTCTAATAGTGATATTAATGGTAGTAATGATTACCTGTATTTAGCAATAGCATAATGGAATATACACAAACAAATAGCGCACTTTTAGATATTAATGTGGTGTACCATATAGTTAAACCAAACAGCAATGTCAATTAACGATATAAAAATATTGGGAATAAATAGTTTAGTCTTAGGAATTTCTATGACACATATAGATGTGATTTTAAAAATTTTATTACTTTTAGTATCAATTGGTTACACAATACACAAGTGGTACTTAATGTATGGAAAGAATAAGTGAACATATTTCTTATAAAGAAAGTATTAAGTCGCACACGGCGACAAGGTTAAATATAAACAATACACCCGATGGTTATCAAGTTTCTAATATGGTTGGGGTTGCTCATAATGTTTTCGAGCCTCTTAGAGAATATGTAGGAGGTCCTATAAAGATTACAAGTATGTTCCGCTGTGAAAAATTAAACTCTGTTTTGGGGGGAAGTTCCCGAAGCCAACATTGTCAGGGTAGAGCGATGGACCTGGATGATACGTTTGAGCATAAAACAAATGCCGAGATGTATGAGTTTATAAAAAACAATTTAAATTTTGACCAGCTTATATGGGAATTTGGAGATGAGACTAACCCAGACTGGATTCATGTAAGTTATATTTCAGAAGATGAAAACAGAAAAAGATGTTTAATAGCTGATAAAGTTAATGGCAAAACATTATACAGAGTGGCATGAGCAAAACTAAAAAACCATTTAAAGAAACGGGCGTAGGAAAATTCCTTATTGAAAAAGCTCCTTCAATACTTGGAATAGTAGGCGATGCTTTCTTGCCGGGAAATGTTATATCAGAACTTATATCTGGAAACAGTCAGCTATCAGAGGCAGACAAAGAAATAGCTCTTGAGAAATTAAAGCTTGAACGTGCTGAGATAGATGGGGTAACTAGGCGTTGGGTGTCCGATTCTCGAAGCCAGTCTTGGCTTGCAAGAAATGTTCGCCCCCTTACTCTTGCTGTATTGGTTTGTTCTTATGTTGGTGGGTGGTATATGGGACTGCCGACAGACGACACAGCTTCACTTCTCACATGGGTTCTGTGCGGATACTTCGGAGCGAGAACGGCAGATAAGATAGGCGTAAAATTTCCAGGCAAATAATTATTATATTTGTATTAATAAATTTAATGCAATGAATATTAGAAAAATCTCAGTAGGCCCTGATTACAAGTCAGGAGCAATGCACTATCTGGTAGGGCAAGATATCTTAGGAGGCTCTCATAAAATACATCTTATACAACAAAAAAAAGAAACAGGCTCTATAATTGTTTGGATTGAAAAAGGAAGTGAAGTATTTTTATGGAAAGAATTTAATTCTACTATGCCTATATCAATAGAATACAATATAAGCTTTTAATGAGGTCACCATTTTATTTTATAGTAAAACCTCTAGCCGGTAAAAGATATGATAATTCTAAAAAAATAGGGGGCATAGATTTTATAACAAGTACTTCAGAAGAAAATCACTTAGCATCAAACAGAAAAGCAGTAGTTGTTTCTACTCCTTTAGGATATCAGGGAGAGATAGAGCCTGGAGATATATTATTAGTACATCATAATGTATTTAAGTTTTACAATGACATGAAGGGTCGTCAAAAAAGCGGAAAAAGTTTTTTTAAAGACGATATGTTTTTTGTAGACACTATGCAATTTTATATGTATAACAAAAACAATCAGTGGCACTGTCATGATAAATATTGTTTTGTAAAACCAATACCAGTTACTGATTCATACATTCATAAGCCTTTTGCCGAAGAGCCGCTTATGGGTAAGATTAGGTATATAAATAAATACTTGTTAAGTAAAGGATTAAAAGAAGGAGATTTAGTTACCTTTCAGCCAGACACTGAATATGAGTTTAATGTTGAGGGTGAAAAATTATATAGAATGTTTGACCATCACATTACAATGGTATTGTGAAACACTCTATTAAGTGTAGTCAATGTGATGAAACATTTGCTGAAGGATTTGAATATAGAATGCATTGGGAGAAATATCATTTAAAAAACGCTTTAAAAGAAAATGAGCTCAGAAGAATTAAAGAAAAAAATAATTGAAGCAGGAAGAAAAGCTGTAGAGCAGCTTATTAAAGTTGCTAAAGAAGATATTATTAAGCACGACCCTGAAGATGAGCTAGCAGCAGATAGATTAAAAAATGCAGCAGCCACAAAAAAACTAGCGGTTTTTGATGCTTTTGATATTTTAAATAAAATAGATGCTGAACAAGAAAAAATTAATATATCTAACAGTACCGAATCAAAGGTAGAAACAAAACAAGGATTTGCAGAAAGACGCTCAAGATAATATATATAGGGTATTAAAAGAATACATCCCTAAAGGAGTTTTAGCTAATAAAAACAGGGCTAAAACTTGGGAGTATGGTTATAATGAAAAGTATGACTTTATATGTATTTCTAAAAACGGAAAAATAGGGGATGTTGTAGAAATATCAGGACTAAGGATAGGACTTCCATTAATTCCTAAAAAACCTTATAGCCGTTCTACAACTAAGTCGGAACAATATTGGGAGCGTGAAGAGTTATCAAAAGAACTTTTTAAAATACAGTCTATATTTCAATGGAATGAAATGCCTTCAGTTTTTAAATCTAAATGGGTAGACTATATAGAGTCTGAATTTGATAGAAGAGAAGAAGGACATTGGTTTTTAAACAACGGTACTCCTACTTATATTACTGGCGCTCACTATATGTATTTACAGTGGTCTACTATTGATGTAGGCTATCCAGACTATAGAGAGGCTAATAGAATTTTTTATATTTTTTGGGAAGCAAGCAGAGCAGACAAAAGAAGTTTTGGAATGGTCTATTTAAAAATAAGACGTTCTGGATTTTCTTTTATGGGCTCTTCAGAGTGTGTAAACACAGGAACACTAGCAAAAGACTCAAGGGTAGGGATTCTTTCTAAAACAGGTTCAGATTCTAAAAAAATGTTTACAGATAAAGTAGTGCCTATCTCTAACAGACTTCCGTTCTTTTTTAAACCTATTCAAGATGGTATGGACAAACCAAAGACCGAGCTTGCTTTTAGGATACCAGCCTCTAAGATTACTAAAAAAAATATGTATGAAGTAGTGGATAATGAATTAACAGGATTAGATACTACTATTGACTGGAAAAATACAGATGATAACTCTTACGATGGTGAAAAGCTTTTGCTTCTTGTTCACGATGAAAGCGGTAAATGGATAAAGCCAAATAATATTCTTAACAACTGGAGGGTTACTAAAACTTGTTTAAGATTAGGTAGTAGGATTATTGGCAAATGTTTAATGGGTTCTACCTCTAACGCATTGGACAAGGGTGGTAATAATTTTAAAAAGCTTTATGAAGATTCAGATGTAAACAAAAGAAACGCCAACGGTCAAACTAAAAGTGGTATGTACTCTTTGTTTATTCCTATGGAAATGAACATGGAAGGATTCATAGACATATACGGACAGCCCGTTCTTAGGGTTCCTAAAGAAAAACGCAAAGGTGTTGACGGTGAGTGGATTACAAACGGAGCTATAAACTATTGGGAGGCTGAAGTAGATTCTTTGAAACACGATGCTGACGCACTTAATGAATTTTATCGCCAGTTTCCTAGAACAGAGTCTCATGCATTTAGAGATGAAAGTAAATCATCGTTATTTAACCTTACTAAAATATATCAGCAGATAGATTATAATGACTCGCTTATTATGCAACACCATTTAACAAGAGGTAAGTTTTATTGGGAGAATGGTATAAAAGATACTAAGGTAATTTTTACTCCTGATAAAAAAGGAAGGTTTTTAATAGGATGGGTTCCTTCAAAAAACTTACAAAATAGAGTAATAAAAAGAAACGGATTACATTATCCAGGCAACGAGCATATAGGAGCATTTGGATGTGACTCGTATGATATATCAGGAACTGTAGGTGGAGGCGGCTCTAATGGAGCGCTGCACGGCATAACAACCTTTAGCATGGAAGAAGCTCCAGCAAATGAGTTTTTTTTACAGTATGTAGCTAGACCACAAACAGCTGAGATATTTTTTGAAGAGGTGCTTATGGCTTGTGTGTTTTATGGAATGCCTATCCTTGTAGAAAATAATAAACCTAGATTGTTATACCATTTTAAAAATAGAGGCTATAGACCTTTTTCTATAGATAGACCAGATAAACATAAGTCAAAACTTTCTAAAAGTGAAAAAGAGCTGGGTGGTATTCCAAACAGTTCTGAAGATGTAAAACAATCACACGCTGCTGCAATAGAATCATACATAGAAAAAAATGTAGGATTAGATTTAGAAGGCACATTTAGAGAACAAAACGAAATGGGCAATATGCTCTTTACCAGAACCTTAGAGGACTGGGCTAAGTTTGATATAAACAACAGAACTAAGTTTGATGCCAGTATTAGTTCTGGACTAGCAATTATGGCAACACAAAAGCATATGTACCAGGTAGAGAAAAAACAATCAAAAATAAACCTTAACTTTGCCAGGTATACAAATAAGGGAACTTTAAGTGAATTAATAAGATAGATGAAGGATGTTACAATAGACATTGCATCTACAGGCTTTCCAAGTCAATTTGTCTCAGATGCTGAAAAAGCTACTGACGAATTTGGTTTACAGATAGGACAGGCTATTCAGTACGAATGGTTTAAAAAAGATGGAAACCAGTGTAGATATTATAATCAATGGCGGGACTTTCACAGACTGCGATTATATGCTAGGGGCGAGCAGTCCATAGCCAAATACAAAAACGAATTAGCAATTGATGGAGACTTGTCTTATCTAAATTTAGATTGGACACCTGTGCCTATACTTCCAAAGTTTGTTGACATTGTGGTCAATGGAATGCAAGACAGAGAGTTTAAGGTTAAGGCTTATGCTCAAGACGCATTATCACAAGCTAAAAGAAGTAAGTATCAAGACATGATAGAGGGTCAGATGGCCGCTAAAGATATTCTTACTACTATACAGGAGCAGACAGGGGTAGACCCGTTTATAATGGACCCTGATGATTTGCCCTCTTCTGATGAGGAGCTTTCACTTTATATGAACCTCAACTATAAACCTGCAATAGAGATAGCAGAAGAAGAGGCTGTAGATACTATGTTTTCAGAAAATCATTATGATGATATTCGTAAACAAATAGATTATGACTCTACAGTTATAGGGATGTCTGTGGCTAAACACGAATTTTTACCCGGTGCTGGAGTTCAAATATCTTATGTAGACCCAGCTAATGTTGTATACAGTTATACTGAAGACCCGCATTTTAAAGATTGTTTTTATTGGGGTGAAATTAAAACATTGCCTATAGGCGAGTTATTAAAAATAGACCCTAGTCTTACTCGTGAAGATTTAGAAGAAATATCTAAATATAGTCAGAGCTGGTATGATTATTATAATGTAGCTCAGTTTTATGAGAATGATATTTTTTATAGAGACACTTGTACTCTAATGTATTTTAATTATAAGACCACTAAAAAAATGGTTTATAAGAAAAGAATACTTGAAGGCGGTGGCTCTAAGATGATAGAAAAAGATGACACTTTTAATCCTCCACAAGAAATGATGGAAGATGGAAAGTTTGAAAAAATAGAAAAAACTATTGACGTATGGTATGATGGTGTAATGGTAATGGGTACTAATATTATTATCAAGTGGGAACTTGCTAAGAATATGGTTAGACCTAAGTCATCATCACAGCACGCTTTACCAAATTATGTTGCCGTAGCACCAAGAATGTATAAAGGAGTTATTGAGTCTTTAGTAAGACGAATGATTCCTTTTGCTGATTTAATACAGCTGACTCATTTAAAATTACAACAGGTTATAGCTAGAGTTGTTCCTGATGGAGTTTATATTGATGCAGATGGTATTAATGAAGTGGACTTAGGAACAGGTGCGGCATATGACCCATCTGACGCATTAAGATTATACTTTCAAACAGGTAGTGTAGTCGGTAGGAGTTATACCCAAGAAGGAGAGTACAATCAAGGTAAAATACCCATACAGCAGCTCACAAGCAATTCAGGCGCTTCTAAGACGCAAATGCTTATAGCCAACTACAACCACTACCTAGACATGATTCGTGGTGTAACGGGCTTAAATGAGGCTAGAGACGGTTCTACACCTTCTCCTGAAGCTTTAGTAGGGGTACAAAAACTAGCAGCACTAAACTCAAATACTGCTACTAGACATATATTAGATGGAAGTCTTTATATATATCGTTCATT